AGCTCCAGCGCTAGCTCTAGCTCTAGCTCTAGCCGCAGTAGCTCCAGCAGCAGCGGTGGCGGTGGTGGTGGTGGTGGTGGCAAGAAGAAGAAGAAGACCTCCTTCAAGTCCGCCGGCCCCATCCTTTCTCCGTCAGAAGCCAAGTCCATCGCCAAGGCCAAAGGCCTGACCCCTGAACAGGTCATGTCCAAGGCCCTGGAGAAAGGCATTGGCCTGGGCTCGCAGGTTGTCAAGAACTACAACACCCCAGGTGGGATGGGGAACTATGTCTATCAAGGCACCCCCAGCAACCTTGATCCCCTCCGTGGTCTGACCATCGGCAAGGGCAACGCCTACTACGGCGCCAGTCAGTACAACACCCCTTCCTCCCGCACATCGCAAGGGGGTTACACCGCTGGCAGCACCACGTACAACCCGATCGTGATGCCACGCGGCGGTGCTGTGCGTCCTCAACCTACAGCAACAGTACAACAAACTACTACACCTGTCACACCTGTCACACCTGAAACACCTGTTGCTAATCCTAATCAAGATATACTAGATTACATTGCTGGTCTTGAAAACAGTCTTAATGAGCAGAGTTACTATTTTCAGGATGCACTAAATCAGCAGCAGTTAAACTATGATCAGCAGATGGCTGACCTAAGCTACATGTTTAATCAGCAAATTGCTGATGCACAAAGCATGTATGACATGCAGATTCAACAACAGAATCTACTTGCTCAGCGAGAACAGGAAGCTGCACGTGCCTTTATGATTAATCAAGGTCGGATGATAAATCCTGCTAATCTGCAGATTGGTGCTACCTACGGTACACCTCAACTTGCTGGTACTCAAGGATTCAAGGCATCTTATCGTAGTCCTAGCGTAACTCCTGCTCAAGCTGCTACTGCGTTCACCGCTCCTACATTGGCAACAACTGCAGCTACCACACCAATGGCGACTCAAATTCCAACTGTACTTAACGTCTAATGTCTGCTAAATCTCGTTATGACAGACTCTCTTCAGACCGTTCACAGTTTCTAAACACTGCTAGACAAGCAGCAGATCTAACTCTTCCTTATCTTATCCGCGAGGATGAGGTATACACCAAAGGTTCTATCAAGCTTACAACTCCGTGGCAAAGCGTTGGTTCTAAAGGGGTAGTCACTCTGGCATCTAAATTGATGCTAGCTCTACTGCCTCCCCAAACCAGTTTCTTTAAGCTACAAGTTAATGATATTAACCTTGGTCAAGAACTAGGACCAGAGATTAGATCCGAACTGGACTTGTCGTTTGCTAAGGTAGAACGCACTATCATGGAATCTATTGCAGCTTCCGGTGATCGTGTTGTTGTACACCAAGCACTAAAGCATCTTGTTGTAGCTGGTAATGCTCTTATCTTTATGGGTAAGGATGGGCTTAAGCTTTATCCTTTGAACCGTTATGTAGTAGATAGAGATGGCAACGGTAATGTTATTGAGATAGTAACAAAGGAGACAGTCTCGAAAAAATTACTGAAAAATTATTTCCCGGATTACAAGGAACCCGAACCTAATGATTCGATGGACAACTCTACATCACACGGTGATGAAGTAGATGTCTATACACATTGTACTCTTGATAACAATCGTTGGATCTGGCATCAAGAAGTAAATGATAAACGTCTTCAAGGTTCTGAAGGTAAAGCACCTAAGGATGCTAGCCCCTGGTTGGTTCTTCGTTTCAACCATGTTGATGGTGAAGTGTATGGTCGGGGACGTGTAGAAGAATTCATTGGTGATCTCAAGTCACTTGAAGCACTGTCACAAGCGGTGGTTGAGGGGAGCGCAGCAGCTGCTAAGGTAGTGTTTACTGTCTCACCCTCCAGCACCACCAAACCAGCGACGCTTGCCAAGGCAGGTAATGGTGCTATCATTCAAGGTAGACCTGATGATATTGGTGTTGTCCAGGTAGGGAAGACAGCTGACTTCCAAACCGCTTACCAAATGATTGGTACCTTATCCCAACGTCTTAGTGATGCCTTCCTTATTCTTAGTGTAAGGAACAGCGAACGCACTACAGCCGAAGAGGTAAGGATGACACAACTTGAACTCGAACAGCAGCTCGGTGGACTATTCTCCCTTCTTACTGTTGAGTTCCTTGTACCTTATCTAAATCGTAAACTTAGCATTGCACAAAAGACTGGTGAGATTCCTCGCCTACCTAAAGGTGACATTGTTAAGCCAACGATTGTTGCAGGTATTAACGCTCTTGGTCGCGGTCAAGATCGTGAAAGTTTGAATCAATTCCTGGCTACCATTGCACAGACAATGGGACCAGAAGCTATCCAAACTTACATCAACCCTGAAGAAGTAATCAAACGTTTGGCTGCTTCTCAAGGTATTGAAGTGTTGAATCTTGTTAAGAGTATGCAAGAAGTTCAGCAACAACAAGCTGCTGCTATGCAACAGCAACAGCAAATGGTCATGGCTGAGCAAGCTGGTCAGTTCGCACAAGTTGAACAACAACGTGAACAGATGACTGGTGAGATGCTCCAACAAGCCGCACAACAACCACCACAAATCTAACCACCACGTATGAGTGAAACACTTACTTACAATGAAACACCAGCTGATCAGTCTGAACTAAATGCTGATGAGATGGATTCACTGGCTGTCGCTGAAGCAGCCGAAGGTGAACAACAAGAGATGTTTGCCGGTAAGTTCAAAGATGCTAAGTCTCTTGAACAAGCCTACATTGAACTTCAAAAGAAACTAGGAGAATCACGTGATGAAGTACAACAAGCCGATGAGCCCGATGAAGGGGACGAAGGGGACGAAGAAGAGTCCGAAGAAGTAGAGGAAGAAGATACCGAACAACGACTCACTCAAGAGCAAGCTGATAAGTTGTTCGAGATGGTAGGTGGTAAGAAAGCCTACCAAGCTATGATTGAATGGGCAGGTCAAAGTCTTTCTCAAGGTGAGATCGACATGTATGATCGAGTGATGGCTAAGGGTGATCCTAGTGCTATCTTCTTTGCTGTACAAGCTTTGTCTGGTAGATTTAATGATGCTGTCGGTAAAGACGGCAAGCTCCTTACTGGACGTGGTGCTAGTTCAGAGGGTAGTTCCTTCCGTAGTCAAGCTGAACTTGTACAAGCGATGAGTGATCCACGCTACGATAAGGATCCTGCATATCGCCAAGACGTTATGCGTAAACTTGAGAACTCTGACCTTGCTTTCTGATGACCGTTACCACCAACGAATTCAATCAACAAAATATCTTCGCTAAAGAACCCACCATGTACCACGATTCTGATTACACTGTGTCCCACAACGAACGAGCTGAACTGCTGAATGGTCGCCTTGCTATGCTTGGCTTCGTTGCAGCAGTAGGTGCTTATGTATTTACTGGTCAAATCATTCCTGGTATTTTCTGATGCCTCTCAAGAAAGGTAGTTCCAGTAAAACAGTCTCATCTAATGTGAGTAAGTTGAAGAGTGAAGGCTACCCTCAGAAACAAGCGGTAGCTATTGCTCTTGATAAAGCTGGTAAATCAAAGAAGAAAAAGTAATGGCTAAACAAGGACTCTACGCTAACATCCATGCCAAGCGAGAACGTATCGCTAAAGGTAGTGGAGAGAAGATGCGTAAACCTGGTGCTAAAGGAGCACCGACTGCAGCTCAATTTAAAAAGGCTGCTAAGACTGCCAAGAAAAAATA